TCGTGGCAGTTCTTACACCCGGCGGGTACTGGGTAGAGATTGACTCAGGGATAGGAGTACCTTATGTTACTGTTATGGGAGGGAAAGATTTTGATCTTGCCAAATGGTACAATAATCAAGGATACATAACAGTAGAGACATCTCAAGTCAAGAATAAACAGTTTATTTTAAACCCGTTCCGTGGTAATATTCTCATAGCTAATTGTGTAGGGATGGCTAAATCTATCCTTGGGATAAGTTATTTTTGTATTACCCCTTACCAACTTTATAAAAGGTTAAACAAATGAGTATAATTCCCGGATTTGGATCACCTTCCATCCCTCCGCCGCCCGCCCCGCCTCCTCCTCCGCCCGATCCTCCAAAAAGAGATGATCCTTCAGTACTTAAAGCTCAAGCAGATTTAGAAGCTAGTGAGAAACGGAGAAGAGGCCGAAGTGCGTCCATACTTACTTCTCAAAAAGGAGTCGTTGGCGGAAGTCTCGACCAAACGACTGCTGATTCAAACAATAACTTAGGATAATACTATGTCTATTTTTCCCGGTGGGGGTTCTCCACCGCCACCGCCACCACCTCCTCCGCCACCGCCACCTCCTCCGCCAGAGCCTGAACCGCCTGAACCGGAAGGTAAAGCGGTAGATAAAGCAGCAGCCGCAAGGCGCTCCGGAAGAAGAGGAGCTACATTATCCAGCACAGGCGGACTGGGTGTTATTAATCGCCCGGAAGCGTCGGGTGAAGACAAACTAGGATAAATATATGACGGACGAAGAACGAGTCCTTAAACACAGCAAACGTCAGAAGGATGCCGCCAATAGGCGGTCTCAGTTTGAACATCATTGGGATGATCTGACTAGAGTACTGTTGCCCCGGCGACAGGGCTTTACGATGACCAACGACAATGGCGATCAGCGTGTTGACGACGTCTATGATGGCACACCCATGCAAGCCGCTCGTAGTTTATCTAATACGGTAGGCGCCATGATCCGCCCTGAAGGTGAAGACTTATCTGTTATTAAAGCAGAGAATTCCGACCTCATGGAAATCGGAGAAGTGCAGGACTGGCTTGGTGAGTCTACGGAAAAACTCAACGGAGGCATCCGTAACCCCAAAGCACGATTCCGACAGGCGACCGGAGAGGTCGATCTCGATCTGGTGGTGTTGGGTACGGGGATACTTTTTGTTGGTTTGGGGGCAGAACAGAATCATCTTCTCTTCCAATCCGTGCATCTCAAGGATGGGTTCCCCATGTTTGATGACGAAGGCAATCCCGTCGGTATGTACAGAACACGAAAAATGTTCCTTTGGCAAGCCGCTTTGATGTTTGGTAAAGAAAATCTCCATAAAGACACACAGGAAAAACTGGATAGTAAAAGAGGCGGTCAGGATTCCAAGATTGATTTTTTGTATTGGGTAGGTTTGAGAAAAGGGCTTCGTCCGGCAAATTCATTTTTATCCAAAAATATGCCTTACGAAGAACTGTGGATGGAAACTGCTACCAAACACATAGTTCGAGAAGGGGGTTTTGAAGATTTTCCTTTTGTTGTTCCACGGTGGGACACGTCCTCCGGTGAAGAGTACGGTCGATCTCCGGGTATGATTGCCCTACCTGACAGCAATACGCTACAGGCTATGGGGGAAACTATTTTGGTAGCTGGTCAGCGACTCGCTGATCCTCCCCTAATGGCTCCAAACGACGGTGCGTTTAATGAAGTTAATACGTTCCCCGGAGGTATGAGTTACTATGACGTAGAAACTGCCGCTTCTGTTGGGGGCAATCCGTTTTTTCCAATGATATCTGGCGCTAACCTTCCAGTTACTCGGGATATGCAGACTGATATTCGTAATCAAGTTGCAGCGGCGTTTTTTAAAAACATTTTAAATTTGCCGCAGCAAGGCCCGCAGATGACGGCCACCGAGATCATACAGCGGAAAGACGAGTTCATCAGAGAAGTTGGCCCCGTATTCGGCAGATTTGAAACAGATTACAACCGCCCACTGGTAGAGAGGTCTTTTAAAATCATGTTGCGGAATGGGGCTTTTGGAGATATTCCAGAAGCTTTAGCAGGGGAAAATGTTGAATTTGAGTTTGATCTTCCCGTGAATAAAATTAAAAAACAGGTACAATCTGCTGCTGCCAGTCAATGGGCCGCTGAAGTTTTGCAAATGGCGCAGATTTCGCCAGAAGCGCGACACCTTATTAATGTTGATGCCTTGGCGAGATTCAAAGCTGACGCTGCTGCACTTCCGCATGATATTCTAAATACCAAAGAAGAAGTTCAGGAGAAGGTGAAAGCTGATATGGCGAAACAGGCAGAAATGCAAAAAGCGGAAATGGCTGAAAAAATGGCTGGAGCCGCTGATAAAGGCGCTGGGGCGATGAGAAAAGCAGGGTTAATCCAAGACCCTGATAAACACGCTGAACTTCAATCCAAAATGGGAGGGTGATATGGCTGGGCCAATACCAATAGCAGCAGCGATTCGTTTCGGCGGGGCGGCTCTGTTAAAAGAAGCGCTAAAAAAAGCAGCAGGCAAGGAAATAAAAGGGCAAGCGAAAAAGAAATTGCTAAAAAAATTAGCTAAACGAGATAAGAAAAATTCCCGCGAAGCTGATAAAAGACGAAAAAAAGATCGAAAACAGGATAAAAACAAAAAGAATTTTCTCAATAACCGTGGTAGTGTAGACCCTAAGACCGCAGCGAAAGCAGCGGCGGCAACAGCGGCCGCAGGGAAGGTTGCCAAGAAGGTTAAAAAGAAATCTGATTTTGATAAGCTTGTCGACCTCAATAAAAACAGACCAACAAAAGAAGGTATAGAGGTTCCAGCCGAGTTGAAAAAAGCGTATAATCGAGGTAGAGAGTAAGAAAGCGAGATGGTATTACGACACGGAAACAACCTAATAATTATAAGGTGATTTGTGAAACTGTCAACGCAACCTCCGCTTTCGCTCATAACAATACACCGGGGTATGTTTACGACCACCTATGATAAATGAGGTTTTATATGGCAACAATAAGGAAGAACAAGGCAACGGAACCCGATAATTTATTTGACAAATTTAGAAGAACCACCCAGTATGAAACCGACCTTCAGAGGTATCAAGATTTCAGAGGTCTATTTTTAGACACTGAGCAAGGTCAACGGGTGTTTAATGAAATATTGGGAATGGGTTATATGGCCCACGATCCCATAAAATATAACAAGGCAGGAGTAGACGTAAACGCAACACTTATTGCAACGGGAGAGCGGAAGATGGCTTTGGCTATTCACCGAATGGCGACAGTAGAGCCTCCAAAACCCCCACCTATAAAACAAATAACAAGGCGAGGTGCATCAAATGGCTGAAGAAGAAGAAGCTGTAGAAGAGGAAGTTCAGGAAGAAGCAGTTGAAGAGGAGTATGAGCAGGAGAGCGAAAGTGGTGAAGAACTCCCTGAAGGTGTCGAGGAAGAAGATGCGTCAAGCTGGAGAGACCTCATTCAAGATGAAAAACTGTCAAAACACGCTGAACGTTTTACAGACCTCGACTCTCTTGTTAAAGCCAACATGGACTCCCGTGTTAAGCTGTCCAAAGCGGTTGTAACTCCGGGCAAAGATGACGACGAAGAATCGTGGAACGCTTATCGCACTGCTTTAGGTGTGCCGCAAGACGTTGATGGGTATGATTTTCCACTTCCTGAAGGTGTAGAGCGAACAGACCAGATGATGGATGGTGAGGATAAATGGTCGAATATATTTCTTGACAACAACGTTCCTAAAGCCACGGCTGACGCATTGGTTGCTGAATTCAGGCAAGAGCTAATGAGTATGCAATCTGATAAAGTTGCGGCTGATGAAGAGTTTACCCGTAGAACCGAAGAGTCTTTAAAGCAAGAGTGGGCTGAAGACTACCAGAAGAATCTTATATTTGCAGCTAGAGCTAGCGAAAAAGCTTTTGGAGAATCTTTCGAAGACGCTCGTCATATCGAAACGTCTGATGGAAACTTTATGCTCGACCACCCGGTGTTTGTCAAAATGTTTGCCAAGCTGGGGCGGGAGATGGGCGAAGGTTCTATTGGTAGTGTAGTTACCGAAGGGGAACGAGACAGCCTCGTAGAAAGAGCGCAATCATTTCGGGATAAACGAAACGAGGCTATGGGGAAAGGTCTTACCGCAGAAGCACAACGGTGGGATCAAAAGGAACTCGCGGTACTGGAGAAGCTCCACGGGACTGATCCAATTGTCGGAACATCAACAAGGAATTTATGAGCCACGAGAAAAGCGCTACATTTGAACATGAAGGAAAAACTATTGTAGTGAATACGGCAGGATTTCGGTCGGGAAGAGCAGCGGTTAACGCTGCTCTGTCTCGAAAAAATCGGAAACGGACGAGGCCAAATACTTTCCCTAATACTGAAGATGGGGAAGTAGCTGCCCAAAACTTTTCGAGGAAGAAATCTTCTAAAACAGATGATATAAGACAGAGGAACTCTGAGGGTAGAAAAGAAAAATTTAGCACCCAACCTCATCATAAGACACACATGAGTAAAAAAGAAGAAGCACGAGTTAGAGCAGACTACCAAAAAAGAAAACGCAAATAGTTGACATAAAAGGCTATTAATGATATAAATTTTACAGGTGACTTCCCCTTTATGGGCCTCACCGCATAGTAGGAAACATTACCTATGCCCCGAACGAATATGGCTCTCGGCCTCCTAACGGACTTCCCGAAAAAGACATTTAGATCGGCTTCCATTGGAAATGTATTAAGGGCGTGTTGCCCAACTTTAATTTTCACATGGAGGACTTAAATGTCTACCTCGATTAATAATGCGTTTATTACGCAGTACGAGCGTGACGTTCACGACGTATTCCAACGGCATGGCTCTGTTTTGAAGCCATCTGTTCGGTTTAAGACGGACGTTGTCGGCTCTGTAGCTACGTTCCAAAAGATAGGAACTGGAACTGCGACGACTAAAGCTCGTCACGGTACCATAACACCTATGAATCAGACTCACACTGCAATATCAACCACCCTCGCTGATTTTTATGCTGGTGACTGGGTTGACAAACTTGACGAAGCCAAAATTAACATCGACGAGCGCCAAGCAATCGCCCGTGGTGGTGCGATGGCTCTTGGTCGTAAAGTGGATAGCCAGATTCTCACGACTCTGGATTCCACGTCTCAAACAACGGTAGCTCTTACAGTTACTACAATCGGTCAAGCTCGGGCAGGCCTCTTGGACATGGTGGAAGCTATGATTTCCAACGACGCTTACGAACCCGGAAATATGTATGGAGTTATGTCCCCACACCTGTGGGCTGTCGCTTCTGTAATCCCAGAATTTGCTTCTGCTGATTATGTAAGTTCTAACGGGTTACCTTTCGTAGAAGGCGCTCCGGTCGGTATGTTTAAACGTTGGGCGCAGGTTCTTTGGACTGTCCACTCAGGTGTTCCAAATGTTGGAACAGCTACTTCCAAAGTATTTGTTTACAACAAAACCGCAATTGGTTACGCCGCTGGTAAAACTCCGGCTAATCTAGCGGGTACAATGTCGGGTGAAACCTCCATTGGAGCAGATATCACTTGGCACGGCGACCGTGCTGCTCATTTCGTAAATCACGCAATGTCCGGCAACAGCGTTATGATTGATGACGCTGGCGTTATTGAGGGTAACCTTAACGACACATCCGCTATTCCGGTTTCATAATTAATTCCGGGGCTTCAATTGCCCCGGAGTTTTTGTTAATACTTTTAACGAGGACGTATAAATGGCTTTTGATAACTCACAACTCACTCTCATGGGTGATGGTAACGGGTTTAAGGCATACAGATACGACACACTCGACACCCATGCGACTGTGGACTCTGCTGGTTATTTTAACAACGATGATGACGACGTAAATCTCGCCATTGGGGATGTTATCACGACCGTAGTTTGGGGTACCGCTATTCGGACGGGGACAATCAGTACCTATGGTACTCATATTGTCAATGCTGTTGCTGCTGCAACGGGCATCGTCGATGTTAGTGATGTAACTGTCAATGTTGTGACCGATACTGACTAATTATAAGGGGCACTTCGGTGCCCCTTATTCGCTTCATCAAACACAGGAGAAACCATGCAAAAGGTAAAGGCGAAGCATCATAAGCTGAATAAACCGGAAGACGGCAATTTTGGCAAGCAGTGGAATTACATATGTGACCAACATAAAGTTCAGGAATGCTACGAAAAAGGTTTTTTTGACCCTCTAGCTGGCAATTTTATGGCCGGAGACACTATCAGAATACTGGAAGTTAGAGATGGTCGAGTCCGTTCATTTGCTGAAGGAATTATTATAGAAGTTATGTCCGACCAGAAAGCTGATAGAGTTGAGTTTCACCCTCTTGGTAGTAAGGTCATTGTCTTCCCTCGAAAAAATTCCAAAGATTTGCCCGAGGAGAAAAAAGAAATAGCCCCAGAATTTATACAGGGCGAAGGTACTGTAAAATACAATTTCGGTAAAAAGATGTACTCCATCTTGTCGGACGGAAAGTGTATTGCGGAGTGCAGCAACAAAGAACGAGCGCACTCGGTGGCTCGTGGAGACGTACCTATCCCAGTATATTAAGGAGTGCTAGATGGCAAGTGAAACCAGTATCGCAAATCTCGCCCTAAGACTGGTAGGGGGTACGAGAATAACAAGTCGCACCCAAGGCACCCCAAACGCTAATGCTATTGATGATATATTTGACGAAGTGCGAGATTCTCTTCTTGAATTCCCGTGGAACTTCGCCACTAAAAGAGTTAAATTAGCGGCCTCAACTACACCCCCTACATTTGGTTTTGACAATGCGTATGCGTTACCAGCGGATTGGTTGTATACCATTTCTGTACACGATAATGACGCTGCCGTTGGCACGTTAAATTATCGCCATGAACAAGTCGCGTCGCAAAACGTAATTTCAACAAACTCTTCCGACGTGTACATGACATACACCTACCGGGAGCAGAATCCTAATTTAATGCCAGCGTCGTTTCGGGTTGCGTTGTCTTCAGCGCTTGCTCGAGACGTATCAATCACCCTAGCCAATTCCAATGTATTGGAGGATCAACTATCTAAAAGGGCT